TTATAACAGACCCACCATATAATGTAAATTATCAAAGTAATTCAACAGGAATGAAAATTATGAATGACAATATGGAAGATGATGAGTTCGAAAAGTTTTTATTTTATGCTCATAAATGTATGTATGATTTTTCAAGAGAAGGAGCACCGATATATGTATTTCATTCGGATGTTGGTGGTTATTCATTTAGAAAAGCATTTATTGATGCAGGATATAAAATGGCAGAATGTTTAATATGGTTAAAAAATCAATTCGTATTAGGTAGACAAGATTATCAATGGAGGCACGAACCAATTTTATATGGATGGAAAGAAGGAGCTGGACATACTTGGTATGGTGGTAGAAGCCAATCAACAATTTTAGAGTCAGACATTGATGAATTAAAAAAGTTAAGTAAGAAAGAATTGCTAGAGCTAATAGAAGAATATCAAAAAGGAATACCAACTAGTGTTATTGAATACGAAAGACCTAAAAAGAATAAATTGCATCCTACAATGAAACCATTAGGGTTGCTAGGAATATTAATGCAAAACAGTTCTGCAAAAGGAGATATTGTTTTAGACTTATTTGGTGGAAGTGGTAGTACATTGATGACTGCAGAAAAATTAGATAGAATAGCATATCTAGTAGAACTTGATCCACTATATTGTGATGCAATTGTAAAAAGATATATACAAGAAAAGCAAAATACGGATGATATAATTATTACAAGGAAAAATAAAGAATATACATACAATGAAATATTTAAGTAGGAGGGATGTCATATGGCAACACCAGGAAGAAAACCAAAGCCTACTCAAATGCACATACTGAATGGGAATCCCTCTAAAATAAGGCTTGAAGATAGAATAAGTAATGAAGTGAAAATGAAAGAATATGCACCAGGGGAATATCCACAAGCACCAGAGTGGCTTGATGAAGTGGCGAAAGAAGAATGGAATAGAGTTGCTCCAATGTTAGCAAATAGTAAATTAATGACAGAAGCAGATACAAAAGCATTAGAAGCTTATTGTAAATGTTGGAGCAGATACATAGAAGCGGAAAAGCAAATGGATGATATAGGTAGTACAATATTTCAACCTAATCAAAAAAGTAAATATATACAACAGTTACCACAAGTAGCCATAGCTCAAAAATATTTGAAATTATGCAAAGATTTTATGACTGAATTTGGTCTGACTCCAAGTAGTCGTGGAAGAATGCAATTGCCAGGAGAACAAGATGAAGATGAAATGGAAACATTGTTTAGGAAGGCGATGCATTAATGTATGATGAAGAAAGAGCTCAAAGAGCGGTTAACTTTGTAAAACTGTTAAGAAATACACAAGGAGAATATGCAAAACATCCATTTAATTTGATGCCATTTCAAGAAAAAATGATAAAAGATATATTTGGAACAGTAAATGAAGAAGGCTTTCGAGAAATTCGAGAGGCTTTTATTTTTTTACCAAGAAAGAATGGAAAAACTGAATTAATAGCGGCGCTTGTACTTTATTGTTTATTTATGGATGATGAGTACGGTGCTGAAATATATAGTGCGGCAACATCAAGAGAACAGGCAACAAAAGTATATCAAGCTTGTTGTGCGATGATTCGTATGAACAGAGCATTATCAAGTAGATGCAAAATAATAGAATCACAAAAGAGAATAGTAAGATATGATACAAATTCATTTTACAGAGCAATATCTGCAGAAGCAGGAACTGCACATGGTTTTAATGCTCATGTAGTAATCTATGATGAAATACACGAAGCACCAAATAGAGAATTGTATGATGTTTTGAAAACATCAATGGGAGCTAGAAGGCAACCATTATTCATAAGTATAACAACTGCAGGAGCTGACACAAATGGAATATGTTATGAGTTATATAACTATTCTAAAATGCAAATAGGAAAAAAAGAAAGAGGAGAAGAATATGACAAAACATTCTATCCAGTAATATATGAAGCACCAGCAGATGCAGATATATGGGATGAAAAAACTTGGTTTGCGGCAAATCCTGCATTAGGTGTTTTTAGAAGTTTAGAAGAATTTAGACAGACGGCTATAAGAGCTAAAGAAATCCCATCATTAGAAGCAGGGTTTAGAAGGTTGTACCTTAATCAGTGGGTCAATTCTGATGTTGCTTGGATGGATATGGCAAAATGGCATCTATGTAGTGGTTTTATACCAGAGTCAGAACTATTAGGTAAAGAATGTTATTGTGGACTAGATTTATCTGCAACAACTGACTTAACATCTGTAAACTTGGAGTTCAGACTAGATGATGGAAGATATGTAATGCTATCACATAGTTTTATACCAGAAAATAGAATTCAAGAAAAGGAAAAGGTGGACAGAGTTCCATATTCTGTTTGGATAAAGCAAGGATATATTACTGCTACACCACGGAGATGTTGTAGATTATGAATTCGTAAAGGCTTATATTAGAACGGCCGCTATGAAATTTCAAATAAAAGAAGTTTGTTATGATCCGTGGAATAGTACACAAATTGCGAATGATTTGGAAAATGAAGGTTTCATAATGGTAGCAGTAAGACAGGGATATGCAACATTGTCTGAACCAACAAAAGATATATTAGCATTGGTATATCAACAGAAAATAATACATAATCAAAATCCAGTGTTAACTTGGGCAATAAGTAATTGTATCACTAGACAAGACCCTAATGGAAATATATGCCTAGACAAAGCAAAAAGTAAAAACAGAATAGACCCAGCAGCGGCTATGGTAAATAGTCACACAAGAGCAAGGTTATTAGATACAACAATAGACTTAAATAAATTAATACTTGGAGATGAATTTTCGTTATAGGAGGGGAAAATGGGAATACGAAAAATTATTAAAAATTTAATAAATAATGAAGCAACAGAAACAGAAAATGAAACAAATGTAACCACTCCTTCTAAATGGTTTATAAATTGGATAAATGGTGGAGAAACAGAGTCAGGAGAAATAGTAAATGAAGAAACAGCAATGAAAATGGCAACAGTATATGCTTGTATAAGATTATTGAGCCAAAGTGTTGCAAAATTACCATTACATGTATATAACGATAAAAATGGAAAAAAAGAAAAAGATGAAAAGCATCCAGTAACTTATTTACTTGAGAACAGACCTAATCCATATATGACACCATTTGATTTTAAAATGACAATGGAAGCTCACAGACAATTATATGGAAATGCATATGCAGAAATTCAATTTGGTAGAGATGGATATCCAAAAGCATTATGGATATTAAATCCAGAATTGACTGAAGTTGTAACAGATGAAAAAAACCATGGAAAAGTTTGGTATACAACAGTTTTACCAGATGGACAATCAGTAAAATTAAAATATGAAAATGTTCTACATATAAAAAATATAGGACTTACAGGACTAAAAGGAATGTCACCAATTGCAGTAGCCAGGGAAACAATTGGAAGTCAAATGGCATCACAAAAATATTTGGCTAAATTTTATAAAAACGGAACTACAGCAAAAGGTGTGCTAACAGTACCAGGTGTAACATTAAAACCAGAAGCTAAAAAAGTAGTAAGAGAAGAATGGGAAAAGATGAATACAGGAATGACTAATGCAAATAGAATAGCAATATTAGATTCAGGAATAACCTATCAAGATTTAACTATGAGTCAAGCAGATGCACAATTTATAGAAACACAAAAATTAAATACTACTGATATAGCAAGAATATATAATGTGCCACCACATATGATAGCAGATTTAGAACATGCAACTTTTTCAAATATAGAACACCAATCAATAAGTTATGTAAAAAATACATTACAACCATTATTAGTAAGTTGGGAACAAGCATTGAAATATCAATTATTTACTCCTACAGAACAAAAGAATTATTATTGTAAATATAATGTAGAGTCAGAATTAAGAGGAGATAGTAAATCAAGAGCAGAGTTCTACGAAATAATGGAACGAATAGGTGCATACAATATTGATGAAATAAGAAATAAAGAAGATTTACCAGAATTAGAAAATGAGTTAGGTAAAAAACATTTGATTAGTTTAAATTATACATTTTTAGATAAACTAGAAGAATATCAGATGGCAAAAGGACAGAACAGTACAGAAAAGAACACAGAAGAAGAAACAGAAACAGAAGAAAACAAAGAAATAGAAAATACCGAAAATACCGAAAATCACGGTAAAAAAAAGGAGGTGCAGAAAAATGAATAAGTTTTGGAAATGGAACGATTCTGCAATTCAAATTCCAGAATTAATACTAGAAGGAGAAATTGCATCAGAAACTTGGTGGGGAGATGAAGTTACTCCTAAAATTTTCAAAGATGAATTGGATAAACATAAAGGAAAAGATATAACTGTATGGATAAATAGTCCAGGTGGAGATGTAATTGCAGGTAGTCAGATATATACAATGTTAAAGGAACACCAAGGAAAAGTAAGTATAAAGATAGATGGTCTTGCTGCAAGTTCAGCATCATTTATTGCAATGGCTGGAGATACAATTCAAATGAGTCCAACTGCTATGATGATGATACATTTACCTAGCACATTTGACTGGGGAGATAAAAAAGACTTTCAAAAAACCATTGCTAGGTTAGAAGAAGTAGAAGCGGCCATAATAAATGCATATGAACTAAAAACAAAACTGCCAAGAGATGAATTAGCAAAAATGATGGAAGATGAAATGTGGATGAATGCTTATAGAGCAAAAGAATTAGGATTTGTAGATGAAGTATTATACACAGATACTGAAGAAAAGAGTCAAGTAGGATTTGATTTTAGAAAAAAAGCTGTAAGTAATTGCATTCAAAATAGTGTTAAGCAAATACAAGAAAAGATGAAGATGATGCAAGATAAAACAGAATTAGAAAAGTTAAAAATTGAAATAGACTTATTGGAAATGCAATAGGTTTATTTTTTTATATAAAGCAAAACAAAAAAACAGATTTCTCCTACTCCTTCACAAAAATAAAATTTAGGAGGAATCAAAATGAATTTAAGAGAATTAAGACAAAGATTTGCTGCAATGGTAGCAGAAGCAAAAAAATTATCAGAGGAAGGAAAACTTGAAGAAGCAAAAGCAAAAACTGAAGAAGCAAAAGCATTAAATGAACAAATTAAACAAGCAGAAGAAATTGAAAGAATGGAAGATGAGTTACAAGGAGATGCAGGAACACCTGTAACAGAACCAACAACTGAAAACAAAGCAGATGTAAATAAAGCATTTTTAAAAGCAATAACAGGTAAAAGATTAACACCTGCAGAAAATGCTTTAATAGAAAAAGCAGATGAAAATGATCCAAACGGAAGTATTCTAGTTCCAACAGATGAAAATACTAGAATTAATGAGTATAAAAGACAATATAAATCTTTAAGAACTCATGTTAGAGAATACAGAACAAATGTAATTACAGGGTCATTTGTATATGAGAATAATAGCACAATGACTTTGTTACAAGACATTGATGAAATGGAAGAAATTCCACAAGAAGATGGACCAAAATTCAAAACAAAAGGATATAGCATCAAAAATAAAGGTGCAATTTTACCAGTATCTAATACATTACTTTCTGATGAACAATCAGGGTTAATGGCTTATGTTGGTAGATGGTTTGCTAAAAAAGCAGTAAAAACAGAAAATGCAGATATTCTTGCTGTAATGTTAGCAGATAAAGAAGCAAAAGCCTTAGCAGACTGGAAAGCATTAAAAAGGTCATTAAATAAAGACTTAGACCCAGCATTAGTTCCAGGGTCAGTTATTGTAACAAACCAAGATGGATTTGATGAATTAGATAATGCAGTAGATGAAAATGGTAGACCAATATTACAACCAGACCCAAAAAATCCAACACAAAAACAATTCAAAGGCTTAACAATAGATGTTTATTCAAATAATGATATACCAAGCAAAGATGGAAAAGCACCAATCTTCTATGGAAATTTAGAAGAAGCAATTACATTTGTAAATCGTGCTAGATATGAAATTGCAAAATCAAAAGAAGCAGGATTCACAAAAAATGCAACATTAATCAGAATATTAGAAAGATATGATGTTATAAAAACAGACAATGAAGCATATTGCTATGGAGAATTAACAATAACAGATGCTACAGCAAATGTAACAACTGAAGAACAAACAGAAGCAGAGGGATAGGAATATCCCTCTTTTTTGAGAAAAAGTTCAAAAAAGTGAAGCACGAGAATGAGTTTTAAGACATTTTTAAAATAAAAGAATATAAGTATAACCCTTAAAAATACTGTGTTTTATATAATTTCGGAGGTAAAAAATGTTAACAGTAGAAAATGCAAAATTATATTGTAGAATTGACAATGATGAAGAAGATGAGTTAATAAAAAACTTAATAGAAGTTGCAGACAGTTATATAAAAACTGCTTGTGGAGAATATAACCAAGATAGTCCTAAAGCTGAATTGTGTCAAAGAATACTTGTGAATCACTGGTACGAAAACAGAACTGCTATAGGTAGTACAAAAGGTTTGAAATATTCATTAGATAATTTGTTAATCCAGATTAGATATGGAAATGAAAGTAGTGATAGTGATGAAAACGAGTCAATATAAAAAAAGAGTAACCATACAAGAATATACTGAAACAAAAAACACTAGGGGAATATCAAAAAAAGACTGGAATGATTTAAAAACAGTATGGGCAAATATAAAAACTAATATTGAAAATGAGCAAGATATTGCTAATTCAGTAAAAACAAAAAGAAAAATAGAAATAACCATACGATATGATAAAACATTAGAGCAAAAACTTTTATATACAGAAAAGTGTAGGATATTTTATAAAGCACCATATAACATACTTGGAATAGAGAATGTTGATGAAGAAAATATAGAATTAAAAATTAGATGTGAGGCAACAGAATAATGGATTATGATATTAGAATGTATGGTTATGAAGAATTATATAAAAAATTAGAAAATATGCCAGACAAAATAAATAAAGTAGTGGACCAAGCTCTTATAAAAGCAGCACAGCCAATTAGAGATGAAGCTAGAAGGAAAGCTAGAAGGAGCAAATCACCTACAGGAACAAAAGGACATATGGCGGATCATATAGAAATAGGAGATATTGAACAAGAAGGTACTTCAAAAAGGTTAATAGTAGGATTTACAAAAGGAGATAATTCACCATATTACTATGCTAAGTTCATAGAATGGGGTGCATCTTCTGGACCATGGTCAAGTACACACTATGGCAAGAAACCTTTTATGCGACCTGCTTATAAAGCAAAAGTTCAAGAATCACTAGAAATATTTAAAAATATTGTTGGGAAGGAACTAAAATAATGGATGCACACGAAAAAATATATAAAGTATTATCAGAACTAGGTTATGATACAGAGTTCGATACTTATACAGGAACTAATAAAAAATATATAACTTATTTTGAAATATTAGAAAAAGAAGATGCACAATCAGAAGATTATGAAGAAATAATAGGACACCATTTTCAAGTAGATATTTTTTCAGATGAGGACCCAACTGAAATAAAAAATAAAGTAGTAAAAGCATTAAAGCAAAATGAATTTTATTCAATAACATGCCAAGACCTTTATGAAAGAGAAAATAAAATTTTTCATAAAGCAATAAATTGTTATCTAGCAGAGTATAAAGATTAAAAACAAATTATTCCTACTGCTCTTTCACAAATTTAAATTTTAGGAGGAAAAAGAAATGCCAAGACAAATAGGTTTAGAAAAATTAACAGTAGCAAAAATAACTACAGATGAAAGTACAGGAACTGTATATGCAGAACCAGTAAAATTAGAAAGAAGTATCAAAGCAAAAATATCTCCAAAAACAAGTTCAGAAAAATTATATTCTGATGACTCTGTTGAAGAAATATTAAACAACTTTGATTCTTGTGATGTAGAAATCGAATTAAATCAATTAACAATTGCCTCAAGAGCATTGTTACAAGGTTCTAAAATTGTAGATGGAATGCTTGTAGAAAGTAAAGATGATTTAGCTCCAGAAGTAGCTCTAGGATTTAGAAGCAAAAAATCAAATGGAAAATATCGCTATGTATGGTTATTAAAAGGAAAATTTGAACATACAGAAGATGAATATGAAACTATAGGAGAAAAGCCAACACCAAAAACAAATAGTTTAAAAGGTAGCTTCTATAGTAGAAATGATGGTAACTGGAGAATAATGGAAGATGAAGATTCAGAAGGTGCAAAACCAGAAAGATTAAAAGCATGGTTTGATGCAGTACCAGAAATACCAACAGCAGAAGGATAAAATTCCTTCTGCTTTTTTAAAATAAATAAATTAGGAGGATTTAAAAATGGCAAATAAAAAAGTAACAGGAAAAGAATTAAAGGGAGATGTCTCTACAAACACAATAGTGTTAGAAGGAAAAGAATATGAAATAAGTTTAGATTTAAATGCATTTGCAGAATTGGAAGAAATGTATGGTGATCCAACAAAAGCATTAGATGGATTAGAAAAAGGGTCATTTAAAGCAATAAGAGATGTACTATATGCAATGTTAAAAACACAAAATCCAAAACTTACCTTATTACAAGTAGGTAAAATGATAAATATGAGTAACATTGTAGAAATAACAAATAAAATAAATGCATCAGCAATGAATTCATTACCAGAAGCGGATGAAGAAACAAAAAACTAATAGATGAGTCATCTGCAAATCCTAAAGAGAACAATTGGGATTGGGGATGGCTCTATTATTTAGGAACACAATTATTACATATACCAGAAAAAGAATTTTGGAAAATGACACCTAAAAAATTGTGTCTATTATCTGAAATATATTTTGAGTATAACACACAGAGCAAAGCAAAAACAGAAAACCACGATGACTCATCAATGGCATACATTGATGAAATTTTTGTATAAAGGTGGTTTTTAAAATGGCAGTAGAAGAAACTTTAGCAAAACTAGGCATAGAGATAGCTTTTGACTCATCTGGATTCAAAGAAGGCATAACAAAAGTAAATAATAATCTAAAAACATTAAAATCAGAATTAACACTTTCAAAGTCTAGTATGCAAAATTTTGGAAATACAACTGAAAGTCTAAAAGTAAAAGCAACAAACTTAAGTAATGCCATTTTAAATCAGAAAGCAAAAGTAGAATTATTAAATGAACAATATAAAAAATCAGTAGAAGCAAAAGGCGAAGATGCTACTCAAACTCAAAAATTAAAAGTACAATTAAATAATGCAACGGCAACTTTAAATAATATGGAGAAGGAGCTGGAACAACTAAATCAAGACATAAAAGGTCATACTGCTGAATGGAAACAACTTGGAACTACATTAACAACTGCAGGAGAAAAAATAAAAGCAGTAGGAAATGGAATTCAAAGTGTAGGGAATACATTGACTAAATATGTTACAACACCAATAGTTGCAGTAGGTACTTTGTCAGCAAAAGCGGCGGTAGAGTTTGAATCGGCTTTTGCAGGTGTAAAGAAAACAGTAGATGCAACAGAAGAACAATTTGCAGAATTAGAATTAGGCATAAGGAATATGTCTAAAGAACTACCAGCATCTACAACAGAAATAAGTGCAGTAGCAGAAGCGGCTGGTCAGTTAGGAATAAAGACTCAAGATATACTATCATTTACTAAAGTAATGATAGACCTTGGAGAATCTACAAACCTATCATCTACAGAGGCGGCAAGTGCATTAGCAAAATTTGCAAATGTAACAAAAATGTCAGCAACAGAATATAGCAATTTAGGTTCTGTAATCGTAGCATTAGGAAATAATTTTGCTACAACAGAAGCAGACATTGTGAGTATGGCAACTAGACTTGCTGCATCAGGAGAATTAGTTGGTTTAAGTCAAGCTCAAATAATGGCATTGGCAACTGCAATGAGTTCTGTAGGAATTGAAGCAGAAGCACGGTGGTTCTGCAATGGCAAAACTACTAAAACAAATTCAAATGGCTACTGAATTGGGTGGAGCAGAATTAAATCAGTTTGCTAGTGTTGCAGGAATGACATCTGCACAATTTAAACAAGCATTTGAAAAAGATGCAGTTGGAGCATTAAGTTCTTTTATAGAAGGACTTAATAATACAGAAAGAAATGGGAAATCAGCAATTGCAGTATTAGATGAAATGGGATTAACAGAAGTAAGATTAAGTAATACAATACTTTCTCTTGCGAATGCTAATGGGGTAATGACTGATGCAATAAATTTAGCAAATGAAAGTTGGAATGAAAATACGGCTTTAACAAATGAAGCCAATCAGAGATATGCAACTGTAGAAAGTCAATTATCAATACTTAAAAATAGTGTTCAAGATATAGCAATAGAATTAGGTCAAGCCTTGTTGCCAGTCATAATAGATATGGTAGATATGGTAAAACCAATTGTAGACAAAGTAAAAGAATGGGCAACTGCATTTAAAAGTCTTGATGAAGAAACTCAAAAAAGTAGATTAAAAATAGTAGCTTTAGTGGCCGCATTAGGTCCTATGATTAGTGTTGCAGGAAAAATAGTAAGTTCAGTAGGTGGGATGGTTTCTACCTTTGGAAATATAGCAACAGCAATAGGGAATGCAGGTGGTATGGCAAAAATATTTTCAACTGCTATGAGTGCTCTAACTGGACCAGTAGGAATTGTAATTGCAGTAATAACGGCACTAGTTGCCGCATTTGTTCATCTATATAACACAAATGATGATTTCAAAGAAACAGTACAAAATGCATGGAAAAAGATACAGGAAGCAATTCAGAAGGTATGGCAAATATTACAACCAATATTCCAAAAGATTATGGAAGTATTCCAAAATCTATGGAAGGCTATAGAACCATTAGTAGAATTGTTAGGTACAATACTGTTAAATGCGATAGTTTCTCAAGTGGAGATGTGGTCGTATTTAATGGAATTTCTTGCACCAGTTCTAGATATGCTAGTAACGGCAGTAGGATTTTTAGTAGACATTGTAGGTGCAATAACATCTGTTTTTTCTGATTCTATTCCAGAAGTAGAAAGATTCGATGATACTGTTAGTGAAGCAACTCAAGAAGCAGTTGGTTCATTTATGGATTTAGAGGAACAAGCAACTATTTCTCTAAACCAAATGGCTTGGAGTGGTGCAACAGTAACAGAAGAAATGAAAAACAATATGACATCTACAATCAATGAGATGAAAGAGCAAATTGTATCAAAAATAGAAGAACAAAAAAATGAAACAACACAAATATTAACAGAACAATTAGCTACATTAACAAGTTTAACAGAACAGGAAAAACAAAAAATAATTGAAGATGCAAATGCAGGGTTTGATGAAAAGAAAAGAATCACAGAAGAAGGTACGGCTAGGATAAATGAAATTCTTACAAATGCATCAGAGCAAAATAGAGCTATAACTCAAGCAGAAGCAGATGAGATAAGTAGAATAAAAAGTGAAATGACAAATACTGCAGTTGCAGTAATGTCAGAGAATGAAGCAGAACAAGCGGCAATACTAGAAAGAATGAAAGCAAATGCTGCAGAGTTGTCTGCTCAACAGGCTGCAGAAGTTGTAAAAAATAGTATAGAACAAAAAGATAAAACAATAGAAGCGGCAAATCAAGAATATGATGAAAGAATGAAAGCAGCTGCAAGGCTAAGAGCAGTAGGAACAGAAGAAGCTAATAAGGCCGCAGATGAAATAATAGCCTCTGCAGAAAGACAAAAAACAGAAACAATTGCAAAAGCAGAAGAAATGCATCAAAAAGTTGTAACAGAAGCACAGAATCAAGCTCAAGAACATGTAAATAAAGTAGACTGGGAAACAGGAGAAATAAAATCAAATTGGGAAGTATTTTGGTCAGATTTAGGTACAAATATTTCAAATGGATGGAACAATACAAAACAATGGTTTACAGATGGAATACAAAATATAAAAACATCTTGGAATAATGGTATAGATAATCTAAAGCAAGGTGCATCTCAAAAATGGTTAGAAATAACTCAAGGTGTAACAGATTTTAAAAATAATACTGTTTCTAAAATTTCAGAGCTAGGACAAGGAATACAAGATAAATGGACACAACTAAAACAAAATACATCACAAGCTTGGGATAATATTAAGAATGGTGTTAAAGATGCATCTCAATGGATGTATGACCACAATTATTATTACCAAGATATGTGTGATTTTATAAATGAAAAATGGTCAGAAATTTCAACAGCCACTACTCAAAAATGGGATGAAATTAAAACCAATGTATCTACTACGATTACTAATGTAAAAGAACGGAATATCAAATAAATGGAATGAAATATGTACGGCAACATCAGAAAAATGGAATGAGGCTAAAAATACAATTTCAGAAACTGCTAATAATATAGGAACTACAGTTTCAACAAAATTTACAGAACTAAAAGATGGTGCAGTAAATAAATTTAATGAAATAAGAAATAGTGCATCAGAAAAATGGCGGACAAATAAGAAGTTCTATTTCAGAAAAAATATCTCCAATAGTCGAAAATATACAAAGCAAGTGGGAACAAATTAAGAATAATGCAATAAACAAATGGGGAGATATTAAATCATCTATAGGAAATAAAGTAAATGAAATAAAAACTGCAGTTTCAGAAAAATTCAATGAATTAATAAATAGTGCTAAAAACTGGGCTCGTAATATGATGGATGGATTTGTTCAAGGAATAAAAGATAAAATTCAAAGTGTAAGAAATGCAACTGCAAATGTTATTAATAATATAAAAGACTTCCTAGGTTTCCACTCTCCAGCAAAAGAAGGAGAAGGTAGACACATCGTAGAATGGGGAGAAAATATGTTGTTAGGTTTCATTGATGGTATGGATAATAAAACACAAGAATTAAGAGAAAAGATGAATGAATTATTAAAAGCACCAGATTTAACAGCAAATTTAGATATAGGACTAAATTCAATGGCAAGACCTACAAATGGAATGTATGGAAACAATACAACAAATAATACAACTACAAATAATTCAAACTTTACATTAAAAATTGAAAAGTTCATAAATGAAAGAGCTCAAGACATTGAAAGTCTAGTAGAAGAAATAGAGTTTTATAGAAACAGAAAACTAGTAGCAAAAGGAGGATAAAATATGGGAGCATATTTTATATACAATGGAATTAATTCAAAGGATATGGGGGTAGTCTTAAAAGCACTACCTCCTATTACTAGACCGAAAAAAAGAATTGAAACAATTACAGTACCAGGTAGAAATGGAAACTTATATATTGATGAAAACTCTTATGAACCAATAATAATATCTTTAGAGTGTACATTAAAGAAAGATGTGGATCCAAGAAAAATAACAGAATGGCTAGTAGAGTTTGGAACTATTACCTTTTCAGATGAATTAGACAAATTTTATAATGCAGTAATTATAAATAGTATTCCATTGTCTAGAATATTTAGGGTATATAGAGAATTCATAATTCAATTAGAATTACAACCAATAGCATTAAGTAACACACAATATGCAAGAAACTTTAGTGGAACTGAATCGCAAACATTGGAGCTAGACTGTACAGCAACAGTATATCCATATATAAAAGTAATGGGAAGTGGAGAAGTTCAATTAACAATAAACAATAAAACTTGTATAGTAAATATAGATGAAAGTTATATTGAATTAGATTCAGAATTACAAAATGCATATAAAGTTAATAAAAGTAAAAATAATATGATGAATGGAGAATTCCCTACATTAGAACCAGGAGAAAACACAATACAGATAACAGGAAATGCAAGTATACAAATAAAATATAGAAAAGCCTATATATAAGGAGGCTAAAATGTTAACAATTTATAATGAGTCAGAAACAAATTTTAATCATAACGGAATAGGAATATTAAGAGATGTAGTGTCTGCAAAAATTACAGAAGAATTAAATGGGCAATATGATTTAGAAATGGAATATCCTATAAAAGGTTACTTATCAGAAGAAATAAAAGAAGGAAATATAATAAGAGCAAGAAGTGTAGAGTCAAATCAATTATTTAGAATTAAACATGTAAAGAAAAATCTAACAAGAAAGATTATAGTAGCAACACATATTTTCTACGATTGGAACGATGACTTTATAGAAGATACATATCCACAAAAATTAGCAGGACAGGCCGCACTTCAATGGCTAGTGGATCATACAGTAAATGCTAGTGGAAAATTTATGGCTTTTTCGGATATAACAACTATTGCAACAGCAAGATATGTAAGAAGAAATCCAGTAGAATGTTTAATTGGAGATATAGATAATTCTTTCATAAATGTTTGGGGTGGAGAACTAGAAAGAGATAATTTTACAATAAAAATGTTAGAAAGCAGAGGACAAGATACAGGTTATAAGATTATAAGTAGAAAAAATCTAACAGGAATAGAAGTAAATACTGATTATAGCAATATAATAACTAAAATAATGCCACAAGGATATAACGGACTACTTTTGCCAGAGAAATATGTAGAAAGCTCTCATATATCAGAATACCCAAATGAAAAGATAAAAAAGATAGAGTTTTCAGATGTGCAAGTAGTAGAAGATGAAAATAATCCAGAGAATAATGTTAATGAAGAAGAAGCTTATGAATTATTAAGAACAAAAGCAAAAGCAATGTTTGAAAAGGATAAGATAGATATACCCACAGTAGATATAAAAGTAGAATTTATAGAACTATCTAAAACAAGAGAATATAAAGAAAAATATTCGTTTTTGGAAACTCTAAAATTAGGGGATACATTATATGCAAAAGTAGATGACCTAGATATTGATGTGTCAATAAAAATAGTAAAATATGTATGGGATGTTCTTAAAGAAAGATATATTTCTTTAGAATTAGGAAATATAAAATCAAATTATATTACAACACAAATAAAACAGGAGCAAAAGACAGATGAAGAATTTGAAAGAATACCAGAACTATTGCAGCAAGTGAAAAATTTTGCAACATCATCTATTGCAAATGCTATGGGTGGATATGTATATAAAACACAAAGTGAATTGTTTATAATGGATACTAATAATCCAGTAACTGCTCAAAAAGTATGGAGATGGAATATAGAAGGTTTAGGATATTCAAAAAATGGAATAAATGGACCTTTTGAAATTGCTATGACTTCAGATGGACAAATAGTTGCAGATTTTATAACAGCAGGAGTTTTAGATGCAAGTATAATTACTACTGGAATACTAAAATCACAAGATGGAAATTTTTTTGTTAACTTAAATACTGGAGAATTTTATTCTACCGATGTTGAAGGTATAAAATTAACAGTAAAACAAAACACGGAAGATATTCACACTAATCAAGAAAAAATAGCCAACATATCAGTAACATTAGATAGAATAGCACAATCAATCCAAATATCTGGTGGTAGAAATAAAGTAATAAATTCAGTAGGATTATATGGTACAGACCAATATGAAATAAGTGGAAGCGGAAATACAATGTTTGGAGAAGTTGCAGACTTAAAAGCTCTTACTAATTCAGGAGCAATGATATATGCTACAAACAAAGTAATAAAACACACAGAAATAACTCTTATAGAAGGACAGCAATATACAATAACATTTAAGTACAGTAATACAGCAGGAAATACTTTTAAATTTAAATTAACAAATACAGATACTATAGAATTGGTTAATACAACGGCCGCAAAACAACTAGAAGAAGTAACATATACATTCACTTCAAATGGAAAAGTAACATATCAAATGGAATGTTCATATGTAGATAACACAAAAGGTGGTTTTGTAACAGATTTAATTATAAAAGAAGGTAATTTGAGAAGCAATTGGGAACCAGCTACTGGAGAAATAATGGGAACAGCATTAAGTTTGTATTACAATGGTGTAGAAATAACATCAGTAGATTCTGATATAAAAACAGTTATAAACAATATGGGATTTAGTGTATATGATACAACTAATACAACCAATATTATTTTAACATTAAATAATTTAAGAGTATTACTAACAAATACAGAAATAAATGGAACTCTTAAAATAGAAACATTTTTATTACAAAAGATGACAATAGACAGTGATGACTGTCTTTTTATTTTGTAAAAAAGGAGAATGATAATGGCAACGATATATGGAGAATGGTCAAAAAACTGTAGATTAAGAATAGATTATAGTTACACTCAAGATATAACTAATTGTTGTACAAATGTATCAATGACTCTATATGCAGAAAAAAGAAACTACACAGGAAGGAACTATAATAATAACACAAATGATGCATATTACAATATGAATGGAATAGGAAATACATATGCAAAATTTGATTGGTCTGGAGGTGGAGCTTGGACATTAGGGTCAAGTTCTTTTAGTGTAGGACATAATACTAGTACAGGAGAAGGTGGAGTAACTTTATATGGAAATTGGCACTCTGGATTAACATCATCAGGAATTATTCCTACAGACATTTCAATGTCACAATATGTTAGTTTTCCAACAATACCACGATATGCAAATGTTAGCTGTAGTTTAAATAGTAAAACAGTTAATAGTGTAAAATTGAATTATTCTGTAGATGCAACGATAGACCATGTTAGAGGAAGAATAAATGGTGGAAGCTGGATAAATATGTCAGGAAATCCAGTTACATTTTCAAACTTATCTCCAAATACAAATTACAACTTGCAATTACAAGTAAAAAGGCAAGATAGCCAATTATGGTCAGAATCTAATGTTATTAATGTTACTACATATGATATTGCTAAAATAACAGAAGCATCAAATTATAATATAGGAACAAATACAACAATAAAATTTTCTAATCCAAGTAGTTCAACTGTTAATGCTTGGGTAGAAGATAGCAGTGGAAATTTATTGTGTGCTAAAAGAACAGGAATATCAAATGCATATACTTTTGAATGGACTACTTCAGATAATAATTTACATTATGCGGCCACACCTAACTCAAATACTTTGTCAGTAAAATTTGTAATACAAACAGTATGTAATAGCACAAATTATACACACACAATAACTAAAACTGCTACAGTAACATCTGCAAATCCAACATTTTCAAATTATACATTTGCAGATGTGAATTCGGTTACAACTGCTTTGACAGGAAATAATCAGAAAATAATTCAAGGATATTCAAATGTAAAGACTACAATAACTACTAGTAATAAAGCAACGGCCCAAAAAAGTGCAACAATGATTAAATATAGAACAGAAATAGGAAACCTTACAAAAGAAGCAACTTATAGTAGTTCTGCTTCGGTAACTATGCAAATAGATAAAGTAAATACAGGAACTATTGTTGTAAAAGCAATAGATAGTAGAAGTAATGTAACGAGTGTTACTAAAACGGCTACAATGATAAATTATGCGGATGTAGTTATAAAAAATATGTCAATAGTAAGACAAAACGGAATTGGAACAACTGCTAATATAATTGGAAATGGTACATATACAAATGTAAATTTTGGAGCAAGTAGCAATACTATAACTAAAGTAGAATATAGGCAAAAAACAAAAAGTGGTTCTTTTGGTTCTTGGATAGATATAACTAATAAATTTACTATAGGAAGCGGAAATTTTTCCAATAATACTACAAGCAATACTTTGACAGGATATACAGTAGGAACAGAATATGTAGTAGAAGTAAGAGTTACGGATAGATTAAGCACCGCAACTAGAACAGTAAATGTAACAAGTGGAGATAGTACACTAGTTTTAAATCGAACTAAAAAAATGATAGGTGTAGGTAAAATACCTGATAGAACTCTACCAGAAGGAAGTGGAGATTTTAAAGGTACAGTGAAAGCAACGGAAATAAGATTACAACAAATGAGATTTAAAGGAATATCTTACATTGTAACAACATCTGCAAAGATTTCAGCAAATACGAATTATACAGTACCTTTTACATATGTAGTAGGAACAAATGGATTTGTAATATACTACGAAGGTGTAAGGCTTGTAAGGGGAACTCATTATAAGGAAATAGGAAATAGTGGTGCAAATAGTACCACTATTCAATTTTTATGGGATGTACCTACGAGTAGCCTTTTTGAATATGTGACATAGTGGAGGTATAAGATGGCTAAACCATTGATAAACAATTTAAAAGAAATAATAGATATTATTTATCCAATAGGTAGTGTATACATAAGTGTTAATTCTACGAATCCACAAAGTCTTTTTGGTGGAACTTGGGTTCAGTTGCAAAACAGATTTTTATTAGGTGCTGGTTCTTCTTATAGTAATGGAGCCACTGGTGGAGAAAGCTCACATACATTAACAATAAATGAAATGCCATCACATAACCATTATTCATCTTCAACTAGTAGATATTTATTATCTACAGAAATGAATCCTAATGCAGCTGGAGATATTGGAGCAGCAACAGGAACAAAAGACTGGAAATGGACAACAAATGTAACACCACAAGGTGGAGGACAAGCTCATAATAATATGCCACCTTATCTAGTCGTGAACATGTGGAAAAGGACAAATTAGGAGATGAAATATGAGTGATCCAATATTAAAAAGAATGTTCAACTTAATATATCCAATAGGTAGTGTGTATATAAGTGTTAACAGTACAAGCCCTGCTACTTTATTTGGTGGAACTTGGGTTCAAATGAAAGATAGATTTCTATTAGGTGCAGGAGATACATATGCTAATGGAGCAACTGGTGGTAGTAAAACAAAAAATTTTTCTCATACACATACAACAGGCAATTGTACTTTGACAGTAGACCAAATTCCAGCTCACAGTCATGCATACAAATTAGCTTATGGAGGCAATGACCCTGCAAAAGGTCTTGGATATGGAAATAGTTTAGCAGGTATGTTTGACAATGCGGACTTTATACAAAATGCTGGAGGAGGAAAAGCACACAATCATGGAAATACAGGAAGTGCTTTGAGTTCTAACTTTGATATTATGCCACCCTACACTGTAGTATATATGTGGAAAAGAACTGCATAGGAAGGAGAAAAAAATGAGTGACCCATTATTAAGAAGGATTTTTAATTTGATATATCCAGTTGGAAGTATTTATTTTTCAGTAAACAATGTTAATCCAAGTTCGTTGTTTGGAGGAACTTGGGTAGCCTGGGGAAGTGGTAGAGTTCCAGTTGGTGTAAATTCTTCAGATAGTAGTTTTAATACTGTAGAAAAGACAGGTGGTAGTAAGGAATTACAATCTCATAACCACGATGGTTCAACAGGACTAGGAACAACAGATTTTATGAGAGTTGTTGGAGTTGCAGGAACAAGTATTGTAGCAAATCATATAGTAGGTTATTCTGGAGGAGCTTATGTGGATACTAATGGTCATAATTTTAATGGTGCAAACCATGTTCACGGATTTACAACTAATAATACTGGTAGTGGAAATTCAGGAAATTTACAACCCTATATAACATGCTTTATGTGGAAAAGAACCGCATAAGAAAGGAGAAAAAAATGGGAGAAGTAGTAGAAATAGTTGCAAGGTATGGAGGACTTGTTGTATTGGCAGGTCTTTTTATTTGGCAATGGATGGAAGACAGAAAGAGTTATAAAGAAGAAAAAGAAAACAATGCACAAATATTAAAAGAATTATCTTCTTCAAATAAAAATATAGCAGAAAGTTTAAATTTGCTTAAAATTTCAATAGATATTCAAGCTAATGAATTTAGGCAACACGATGAAAGAGCAATAAAGGAATTTTCAGAAATTAAGCAAGAATTAATTAAAATAGAAGGGAGGAAACAATGATGGAAGAATTAAAAAAGCTAATTGACTTAAAAACTATAATTACATTGCTATTAACAATAGTATTTGTAATATTAGTAGTATGCCAAATTCCAATGCCAGAATTCTTTGTGGAAATTTATAGATTACTAATAGTATTCTACTTTGGAACACAGGTACAAAAGACAGCTGACTATATAAAAGAGCTAAAAGGAAACACAGAAAATAATGAGTAATAAAACAGAAAAAAGAAACTCTTGCTCCTAAAGATGTTAGGAGGAATGAAAAAATGAATTGTAAAGAATTTATTCAAAAACTAAAAGAAGTAGCGACAATGAATACAATCTATATGTGGGGATGCTTTGGACAAAGTGTAACAGAAAGCATTATATCAGCAAAAACTAAACAATATCCATCTTGGTATACTGCAGCAAGACAAACAAAATTCAGAAAACTAATAGGCAAAAACTATTATGGTTTTGACTGTGTGTGTTTAATAAAAGCTATATTATGGGGATTTCCAAATACTAAATATGCAAGTAATGGTGTGCCAGATATTGGTGCAGATGCAATGATAAATAAATGTAATGGAATATCAACAGATTTTAGTAACATAGTTCCAGGAGAAGCAGTATGGTTAAAAGGACATATCGGAGTATATATAGGAGATGGACAAGTAGTAGAATGTACTCCTGCTTGGAAAGATGGGGTACAAGTTACAAATTTAAATCAAAGAAAATGGGTAAAACATGGAAAATTACCATATATAGAATATACAGTGAATACTGTTACGGAAGATAAAAATGAAAATGTATATGTAGTTGTAAAAGGAGATACATTGACAAAAATAGCAAATCAATTTGGAACTACAGTACAAGCAATTGCAAATGTAAATAATATTGCAAATGTAAATTTGATAAATATAGGACAAAAATTAATTATACCAGGAAAACAAAGTGTTCCAGAAACAAAGACCAAAACTATAATAGCTAATAGAGGTCTAGTTTTAAGAAGTGAACCAAGAAAAAGTTCTACATATATAATTGCATATCCAAAAGGAACAAAAGTAATTGTTACAAAAGAAAATGTAGCAACTGCAGATGGATTCAATTGGGATGCAGTAACTGTAAATGGAAGAACAGGATATATGGCAAACACATATTTAAAATAAAAAATGAACGGAAGGTTATTGATTACAGCCTTCCGTTTATTTTTTTGTTATTTCGTAATGAACATCTTTAAATAATGGACTTTGAAAAAATTCAAATAATTCTATTCCAAAACCTTCACAGATATGAAGTATTGTATCTATTTTAGGTAATTCAGTTCTACCACTCATAAATTCATTAAAAGAATTAGAAATACCTGATAGAGTAGCAACAGCATTATTACTTGTAATTCCTTTTTGTTGCATAAGTTCTTTTACTCTTTCTCGAATAGCATCAGATAAACACATATATATTGCCTCCTTTAATTTCTAAAATTCCCTATATTAGCAAAAGTATAACAAAGGACTAATAAAAAAGTTTCGTATGCGTCCGTAAAAAACAGTTGAATATTAAAAAAAATAGTGGTAGAATAAAAATAGAATTACGGATGCGTACGAAAGGAAGAATGTATGGGGAAATATATAAAAGAGCCAATATATGTGTCAGATATTAAGATAGAAGAATGGAAAAGCCAAATAGCATTATTGGAACATTTTGAAAGATTTAAAGATAATCCTAAAATTATAAGTAGAGAAATAGAAGTCATAAAAGAATGCTTAACATTTCAAATTAAAGATGAAATTAAAAGAAGAAAAAAAGAAAAAGATGAAGGATATTATAATGGAGAAGATATAAAAACCATATTAAGAAGAACCAAACAACTTTTGCAGAAAAATGAATGGAGCTATGCGAAAGAATTCATTGATATTATGATAGAAGATATGTCGAAAAAAGTCGACAAATGCTGAATTTGGGCGATGAAAAGTTCTTGCAATATCCTGTCGAAAACTGTATAATTTTGGCAGGGGGTAAACATATGGAAAAGAAAAAAGTTGTTGTAGTAAATATGAATGAACAGTTCGTAGAAGAAATAATAAATACAATTGAGCAAAATGAATTTATGGAAATCGTAGCAATTGCAAGTGATGGAGTAGAAGCTAAAAATAAAATATACGAGTTTAAACCTGACATTGTTATAGTAGATATATTTTTGCCAAGAATAGATGGTCTTGGTGTAATAGATTTTATTGAAACATTAGATAAAAAACCACTAATAGCAGTAACAGGAGCAGCGATAAGTAATAGTGTAAATCAATTACTTATTGAAAAAGGTATAAAAATTATTATGTTACAACCAATCGATATAAAATTATTAGCTATAAAAATAAAAAGTTTTTATAGTGTTCATATGTCGGATGTGGAATATCAAGAAAGAAAAAGAAAGAGAAGAAAAGCACTAGAGGTATTGGCAAATAAAGAATTTAAAGATGAAGAATTAGAAAAATACATTGCATCTAAAATACATGATTTAGGAGTAAAAGCGTCGCTAAAAGGACACAGACTAATTATAGAAGCAATAAGAATAAAAATACAAGAGCCAGATAAAGTAAAGAATATAACAGTAGATTTATATCCATATTTAGCAATGAAATTTAATGATACAGAATCAAAAATTGAAAGAGCAATAAGACATTCAATACAATGTGGATATAAAAATAATACAGAGTTATATGAAGGAATATTTGGAAGTTATAAAAATGGTAGACCAACGAACGGAAACTTTATAGATACAATAGCAGATGCAATAAAAATAGATATTAGTAATTAAATATAGATTATACAAAGGAGAAATGATAAAATGATTAATACAGGTATTTTAAGAAGATTAGATTCGTTAGGTAGGGTAGTAATACCAATAGAAATTAGAAATTCTATGGGTTTAGAAACTAAAGATGCTATGGCAGTATACTTGGTAGAAAATGATATTTTTTTAAAAAAAGTAGAAAAAGATGAGAAAATAGTAGGAATAATAAGATTTTTAGATGAACTTGGAAGAGTTGTATTGCCAATAGAAATAAGGAATTTATTAGACTTAAATGAAGGAGAACCAGTAGAAATATGGTTAGAAGAAAATAAAATAATTTTGAGAAAACATTGTATTAGTTGTATATATTGTGCAAATCAAGAAAATTTAGAAAGTATCCTAGAAAAGCCTGTATGTAAAAAATGTTTAAAGAAAATTAGAAAGGAATTAAGCTAATGAAAAATAAAGTAAAAAAAATATTGAAAAGAATGTGGAGAAGATTTAAATTCGACTTGACACATTTTCCTAATCACATATGGTTTTATGATCCAAAGAATGGAGAATAATAAAAAATGCTCTTTATTGAGCATTTTTTTTGTTCTTGGATTTTATATAATCTTGAAATGTGTTTATTGCTTCTAAAGTTCCGCAGTTATCACAGATTTCAGTTTTATTGTCTTTTCTTGAAATTGCAGTGTATCCATATATAGGATGGCCGCAAGAAGGACAAATGATTTCTCCATTATGTTTACACATAAATATCTCCCCTTAATACATAGTAAAATTGATTGTTATTATAACACTGAATCCCTTTAATTGCAAGGAATTTATTTATTTTTTTGTTTCGGCTTTTTGCTGGATATATTCGCAAAAGCATGGTATTGTTAGTGTAGGGGGTAATCAATATGTTAAAAGGAGTATTCGGAATAGAAATCGAATTAACAGGAATTACTAGAGAAAAAGCTGCAAAGACAATAAGTGAAACAATAGGGGGTGAAATAACTAGGACATATGATGGGTATGATACAAGAAAAATTACTGCTCCAGACAATAGAGTATGGAAGGTAGTAAGTGATTCAAGTATACGAAAAGAAAGCTCAAGAGGATACACAGAATCAAGGGAATATGCTGTAGAAATGGTAAGCCCAATACTAACTGAAGAAGATATGGATACTGTACAAAGTCTGGTAAGAGCATTAAGAGCCGCAGGAGGCAAAACCAATAGTAGTTGCGGAATACATATACATTTAAATGGAGCAGACCAAACAGTACAAAGTATAAAAAACTACATACAGATAATAGCAAGTAAAAATGACTTGCTATACAAAGCACTACAGATAAAACCAGATAGAATGAGATATTGTAAAAAAATAGATGAAGAACTAGTAAAAAAAATAAAAACTAGAAAACCAAAAACAATGCAACAACTTAAAGATATATGGTATAACGAAAGAAATGCAGGATACCATGAACATTATCATAGTAGTCGATATCATCTACTAAACTTACATAGCTATTTTACAGGAAATCACACAATAGAATTAAGAGGATTTAATTCAACACTACATGCAGGAAAAGTAAAAGCATATATACTATTAGCACTGGCTATAAATCAACAAGCTCTAACACAAAGAAAAGCATCAGCAATAAAAACACAATGTGAAAATGAAAAATTCGCTATGAGAGTATATCTAAATAGGATAGGATTCATAGGAGATGAATACAAGAATTATAGAGAACATCTATATAGACACCTAGATGGAAATGCAGCTTGGAGATATGGAAGTAATGATCCAAGATATAATAAGAAAAAGGAGGAAAAATAAAAATGAAAATTTACATAGCTTATGGTAGTAATATGAACCTAAAACAAATGAAAATGAGATGCCCTAATGCAAAGCCTATAGGAAAGAGTACATTAGAAAATTATAAACTAGTATTCAAAGGAGTAGCAGATGTTGTGAAATGTGAAGGAGAAAAAGTACCAATAGTAATATGGGAAATAACAGATGAATGCGAAAAAGCACTGGATATATATGAAGGATACCCAAGATTATATAGAAAAGAATATGCAACTGTTAAAATAGGAAATAAAGAAGTAAATGGTATGATGTATGTAATGAATTATGGAAAAGGGTCAGCACCAAGTAAACATTACTTCAATATAATAAAAGAAGGATATAATGACTTCGGAATTAGACTCCTACCACTAATAAAAGCTCTTAATGAAAGTTTGAGAAAAATATAAAATAAAAAGCAAAAAAGGGATTAAGAATCCCAGTTGCTTTTTTGTAAAAAAATGTGAAAAAAACAATAGTTAACTATTGATTTTTTTTTTGATTATTTATATAATATGTGGGAAAGAATTTATTACATAGGACAAAGGGGAGTGACAAATGATAAAGGATAGCCTAAAAGCCCTGGGAGAGTATATATATATATATATATATCAGAACTCTATAACTAAAATGGAATAGAATATTATTTTTGAAGGAATGTCTATTGTAAGTCTATTGTGTGTATATTACGGAGAAAATTTTACACAAATTTATAGCAATTTGGAAAAAAATACAATACGGCACGAATTAGTTATTAAATTTTAAATATATAAAGTACAAAGGAGATTTGTACAAAACAAAATACTAGAACCCCAGCAATTTGTGGGGTTCGGAAATAGGTTATTAAAAAAAACAAAGGAGTTGAAAATATGAATATAAATAGACAAAATAAAGGTATAACTTTAGTTGCACTAGTAGTTACAAT